GAGAAAATACATTATCAACAGATGATACATCTTTTGAAAGATCAAATAAAAATATGAGTAAAAAAATAGAAGAGTTAGAATCTCAAAAACCATTATATGGTTCTGAAATAGATAAAAACATGACACCGGAATTAATGGATGTAATATATGAAAGCGGAGCAAGAGGTGGGGCCGCAGATGGTGGAAGAATTGGATTAAAAGAAGGGAGTGGACCTAAAATGGGAAGACGTGGTTTTTTAGGACTATTAGCAGCAGGAGCTGCTGCAGCACCAGAAATAATAAAAGGATTAAAAGGAGAAAAGAAAGCAGTACAAGTTGCTAAACTTGCATCTAAAATAAAATTAGAAAAAGCAGAAGGAATGTACCCATGGTTCCCGGATCTCGTTGAAAAGATAAAAGTAAAAGGAAAACCATTTGAAGAAAAAGATTTAATAATGGAAGCATCTTATAAACATGAAGCAAAAGGATATGGAGGATTACCAAAAGGTGTAGAAACAGTAACACGTCATGTAGATGGTGATACAGAATTTCTTTTAAGAGAATATCCAGATGGAAGGATTGCAGTTGATATTCATTCACCAAGAAATCAAGAAATGTTTGAGACACCTGTAACACTTTACTATAGACCTACGATGGAACTTACTTATAATAATATTAAAAAAATAGAACCGGCTGAATTTAAAGTTCTTGAAAAAGAACCTAGATATTTTGCAAATGGACCTGATGATGTAGATATTGAATTAAGTGAAACAAGAAAAATTCCAGGGAAAGATACAATATATGGTGATGTAGAAGCTGCTGAAAGATTTGCAACAGGTAAAATTGAAAATAGAAAAATTATACCTGCTAAACAAGCTAGAAGAGATCAAATGATGGATCAACCAACAGACTTTATTGAAGAAACATCACCTTACGGACCTGTGTATGATTAAACCTAAAAGATTAACTAGAACAATACCTCCATTACGTGGACCTAACCCTCAGGGCTTGAATATAGGCTATAATACTGTTACAACAATAAAATCGGAGAAAACAATAAATGGCAGAAGTAGAAAAACCAATTCCAACAATAAGTAGACCTTTGACTCCTGAACAGGAGACTGAAGTTTTGTTGAGCGAAACAGAACAAATGCCTACATCACCAACAGAGGTGACTGAAAATGAAGATGGTAGTGTAGATATAAATTTTGACCCAACAAAAGATTTATCAGGTCAAACAGATTTTAATGCAAACCTTGCAGAAGTTTTAGAAGAAGATGTTCTTAATTTAATTGGTTCAGAACTATATCAAGATACACAATCTTACAAAGATTCAAGAGCAGATTGGGAAAAAGCCTACACACAAGGTTTAGATTTATTAGGATTTAAGTATGAGCAAAGAACAGAACCTTTTCAAGGAGCATCGAGTGCCACGCATCCTGTTCTTGCAGAAGCAGTCACACAGTTTCAAGCTTTAGCTTACAAAGAATTGCTTCCCGCGGGCGGGCCCGTGCGAACACAAGTTGTTGGATTAGATACACCAGAAATTCAGAATCAAGCAGATCGTGTTGCTGAATTTATGAACTATCAAGTTATGGATGTTATGAAAGAGTATGAACCAGAATTTGATCAGATGTTATTTTATTTACCACTATCAGGATCTACATTTAAAAAAGTTTATTACGATGAATTATTAGGTCGAGCTGTTTCTAAATTTATTCAAGCTCAAGATATTATTGTTCCTTATTCAGCATCCTCTTTAGAAGATGCAGATGCAGTTATTCATGTAGTTAGAGTATCTGAAAATGAATTAAGAAAACAACAAGTTGCAGGTTTTTATAGAGATATAGAATTATTGCCATCCGATGAATTAACACAAGACGATAGTATTCGATCTAAAGAAAAACAATTAGAAGGTGTGACCATGAGTGGTCAGAACGATGATGTTTTTACATTATTAGAATGCCACGTTAATTTAGATATAGAAGGATTTGAAGACAAAGATGCAAATGGTGAACCTACCGGAATCAAACTTCCTTACATTGTAACTATTGAAGAAGGATCTAGAGAAGTTTTATCTATTAGAAGAAACTATGCAGAGTTAGATCCTAAGAAAAAAAAGATTCAATATTTTGTACACTTTAAATTTTTACCAGGATTTGGTTTCTATGGTAATGGTTTAATTCAAATGATTGGTGGTTTATCTAGAACTGCAACTCAAGCATTAAGACAATTATTAGATGCAGGAACTCTATCTAATTTACCAGCAGGATTTAAACAAAGAGGAATTAGAATTAGAGATGATGCACAATCTATTCAACCTGGAGAATTTAGAGATGTAGATGCACCTGGTGGAAATTTAAGAGATGCATTTATGCCTTTGCCTTATAAGGAACCTTCACAAACTTTATTAGCACTAATGGGAGTAGTGGTTCAAGCAGGTCAACGATTTGCATCTATTGCTGATATGCAAGTAGGGGATGGGAATCAGCAAGCAGCAGTGGGCACGACCGTGGCTTTGCTGGAAAGAGGTTCACGTATAATGTCTGCAATTCATAAAAGAGTATACTCTTCTATGAAGGAAGAATTTAAATTACTAGCAAACGTATTTAAATTATATTTACCACCTGAATATCCTTACGATATAGTAGGAGGACAAAGACAAATTAAACAAACAGACTTTGATGATAAGGTAGATATCATTCCAGTTGCAGATCCAAACATATTTTCACAAACTCAAAGAATATCTATTGCACAAACTGAATTACAACTTGCAATGTCTAATCCACAGATTCATGACATGTATCAAGTTTACAGAACTATGTACGCTGCATTAGGAATAAAAGATGTAGATAGAATTTTATTAAAACCAGATCAACCCACACCAAAGGACCCTGCACTAGAACACATTGATGCTCTTGCAGGGAAACCATTCCAAGCGTTTCCGGCACAGAATCATAGAGCACACATCGTTGCGCATTTAAGTTTTATGTCAACTAATCTTGCAAAGAATGCACCAGTCGTTATGGCTGCATTAGAGAAAAATATTTTTGAACACATATCTTTGATGGGTCAAGAACAAGTTGAACTTGAATTTAGAAGTGAAATTGGTCAAATTGCACAGATGAGTCAAAATCCTCAGATGCAACAGAACCCTCAGATGCAAGCTCAATTACAAAACATGCAAACACAGATTGAAGCTAGAAAAGCAAACATCATTGCCGAAGCAATGGAAGAATTTATGTCGGAGGAAAACAAAATTACGTCTCTTATCGATAATGATCCTGTTGCAGCATTAAGATCACGAGAGTTAGATCTTAGAGCACAAGAAAACGCTGCTAAAGAACAAGAAAATAAGGAAAGAATCAATCTTGATAAGATGAAAACTATGATGAATCAATCTACAGATGATAGAAAATTAAGACAAAACGAAGAATTGGCTAGATTAAGAGCTAATACATCGTTAGAAAAGACTGTTTTAAGTGCTAAACTTAAAAATAGATTTCCAAATCAATAAAATAGGAGTATAAAATGGCTATGAAAAAGAAAAACACAAAAATTGGTCAATCAAAAGAAGTAGATCATTCTAAATTTACCGATAAAGATGGATATTTAGTTGGAGGAGTTGAAATAGAGATGTCAAATCCACAAGAAACTCAAGTTGAAGTAGTTCAAGGTCAAAGAAATATTCTTCCAGAGAAAAAAAGATCAGCAAAGTGGTATTAAACCATGATTCAAATGTTAGGAGCCGTTGCACCTCTTGCTAAAATTTTATTTAGTACTATTGAAAAAGCTGTTCCTGATAAAGATTTACAAGAAAAATTAAAAGCTCAATTACAAACTCAATTATTACAATCTCATACACAAGAATTAACGGCTGCAGCTAAAATTATAGAAGCAGAGGCAAAAGCTGGCTGGTTTGCTAGCTCGTGGAGGCCCCTTTTAATGTACGTATTAATATTTATTTTAGTATGGAACTATGTTATAGGACCCGTTATAAAAGTATTCACAGGAGCTGTGATTTCTTTTGAATTACCTGGCGATGTTTGGACATTATTAAATGTTGGACTTGGCGGGTATGTCATC